TCTGATATTTTTAAAAATTGATCATATTCATTTTTGTTTTTATTTACAATTGCATTAGAATCTAAATCTCTAATTAAATTTCTATCAGTTTCTACTATTAAATAATTATTCATTCTGCTGCATATGAACGAAGAGCAATTGACCTAAAGTTTTTAATTCTAGGTGGTTTTGATTGATCATTAGAGGTCATAATAACCTTAATCATAAATCCATTAAATTGTGGTAGATTTTCTGCAGTAAATTTATATTCACTAAATTGATTTAAATTGTTATTTGAATTTACTGTTTTGTCTGGTGATCCATCAGTATTAAATGGAGTATAAATTTGTTGAAAATCTGAATTATCATTTCTATAAAGTTTATACATAACTCGAATATCTGCTCCAGCAAATTTATGTCCATCAAATTGAACATAAAGTGAGTTTGCTGGGAACTCCAAAGATATTTTTTTAGTTTCATATATTCCAGAATTTGGATCACTTCCTGGAATTTTACATCTATTATCAGTCTCAAAGTTTTCAACTTTATCATCAACCAAGTTGCTAATTGCGATAATATTTGCAGTATTCAAATCAATAAATGGCGATACATCTTCTTTAGTTGTAGATAAAGTCATTTCAAGTGCAAATGACTTTTCATTTGAAAGTAAATTATACTCATTTACTTTCGATGCCACAATTCTTGGACTATTAAGATAATTCAATTTATTTAAAGAAACATTCTCATATCCTTGATCTGCAAATGATGATTCATTTCCACTAATACTTGTTCCTGAAATTGTTTTAATTCTTGCTGTAATATTTGTTCCTGAAGGTGTTATTGAATTAATTCTTGGAGAAATAACTTCAAATGGAACATTTTGAGAAACTTCAAGATTTTTTCCACCGCCAGATTTGGTTGTTTTAAATGATTTTGATGTATCTGATAATTTTAAATAGTAACTATCAAATGTTTTTTCTCTTGAATCAATATTGTGTGTTTTATTGATTTTTCTTAATGAAATAGAGTTAAATTGATAAGTATATACCAATGAATTTATAGCATGAGTTGTTTTTAAACTATTATCAATTCCCCTTTCAGTAATTGTAATATTATTTCCAGAAATAGAATTATAAGAAATTATTTCATTATCAATTAGCAAATATCCAGTATTAGCAACACCTATGGCAGATCCTTCAAATGAAGTTAATATTCCAGGATTGCTTACAGTTATTGTTGTTGATGTATCCAAAATAGATGAAGAAAGAATTGTTGGTGACAAATCACTATTGAAATTAATTACTTCTAATTTATTTGAACTTGAATGCATTCCGTGATTTTTGTGATCAAACAATAATGTATATCCATCTCTGATTGGATCATCATTGATAGAAGTTGGAGCAGCAAGTCCAAATGATGAACCAGTTGAATTGTAATATGTCAAAGAATCTAATGTATTGAATGATCCATTTACATCATCAATAACCAACAAGTTTGTAGTAGAAACAATTCCAACTGTTGCTCTTACGCCAGTTCCAGTGTTTCCTAATTGATTTACCAAAATCAAATCACCAGATCTATATCCATTTCCACCACTTGTTACATTTAAATTACTTATAGCACCATTAGATACAGTGACTGTTGCAACACAAGAACTTCCATACCCAGTCAATGCACTAAATCCAATTCCAGTAAAAGTTCCATTAGTTAATCCAATTCCAGAAGAAGATACAACTAAAGAACTTGTTCCTAATCCGACTGGACCACCATAATCAAAAATATTACCATAAGATGAAGTTTGTGTTAAACTATTTCCTTGAGCAAATGAAATAGTTGTATTTGCAATTGAAACATATTGTCTCTTAGAATATGAAGTTGCTGGATTTTCTTTTAAAATCTTACCTTTTGGAAGATCAGAATTGTAAAATATGAAACTAGATGGAGTGTTTGTTACAAACTTTGCCTTAAAGAGCTTGAATTTCAAATCTTCAAATTGACTTGGATCCCAAGTTGATCCGTTTTGTGATTTAAACAATGAACCCATATATGGTTGCTTATTGCTTATTGACCCAAGAATTAAATCTTCCTCACCAACTCTAGATGTAAACGTTAAGTATTTGCTAGTAGATGATACTAAAACAAGTGCATATTCATATCCAGATTGCAAATATACCGGAGTTGAAAATTTAAATATAGTTGGAGCACTTCCATCTGTGGAAAGTGGAATATCTTTTGGATCTACTTGAGTTTCTCCAAATGGAACGATTACTCCAGTTGGAGAACCATCTCTCATAGTTCTAATTTGGATTGTAACTGGAGAAACTTCATCTTTTGTTTTAAAGTAAACTTCTCCACCAGTAACAAATACTCCATCTTGATACTTGTCTCTTTCAATTAAGAAAGATTGAGCAAGAGGGTCATACCAACCAGTATCAGAAACATTTGTTCTAGTTTCAATTCTGTTTTCATCAAGACTTTGTGTTATTTGTGTAATTGGTTGATCGGAACCAATTTGTTTTCTTTCAATTTCTGGAGTTTTGATTGAAAGTGTTTGTTCTTGAGTATTTTGTGCATAACCAGTAGCAAAGTAAGTAGTTTGTGCAGAACTTTCACCTGGGTCTAAATTGTTTGCATTTGTTGGACTTGTAGTAATTCTAATTGTATTCTGTCCAGTGGTAAATTTGGGATTGCTTGGAATTTTTGGATCTGGAATAAACAACGAGAAAATAAGAGTTCCTTTTTCATCGCTCCTTAAACTCAATTCATTAACAACTGCTTCAGCAGTTCCAGATTCATTTGCTATCACAGAACCTTTTCTAACCCATCCAGAACGTGATGGATCCACAAGAAGTGCCAAATCTCCAGTATCAAGATTTACAATCGTGCTAGTGCTGGAATATGATGATCCCAAAGGAGATGATGTATATGGATCCGTACTGTAAGTTACAGTTGGTGATTTAAAATCACCAAATTTGTGATTTAGTTGTGCAACTCTAAATTTGATTTGAGGATTTCCAACTGATTGTGATGATATTGAAGTTCTTACAATATCAGAAGTTGCAAATGTCCCTCTTCTCATCGTAATTGGTAAAAGTTTTGGAGTGCAATATTCTGTTACATCTGTATTCTCAAAAAAGACATAATATCTTGTATTTGGTTTTAATTTATTTCCAACTACTTCAATGTTTCTAGAACGACAATTATATAAAACATCAACTCCAATAACTCTATTTCCAAGACTTATTTTTTCTTCACCTGCAGTTAGTTGCAAACCAAAAGTTTTGTTTATTCCTGTTTGCTGTATTGTTTGTAAATAATCATTAGAAAGTACATTAGTAGTAGTAGTTACGTCTCTTCTAAGTGGAACTTGATTTCTACGTTGTGCATCAACAACACTAGAAGAACTAATCACATCACTACTAACTAATTCTTCTTTAATTAATTCTTTTCCAGTCCAAGTTGTTTCGTGAGAATTCCAATAACTTGCAGACATTCCACCGTTTTCTCTATCCTCTACTCCGAGCAATTCTGCAACAGCACCAAAAGCGGAATCAATTTTTATTACATCTGGAGTTTCCAGCATAACTTCTTCAATCCAGAAATCAGATATTGGAGTAAGTTCAATTGCTCCAGCATATAATGCTATATGGAAAGGATTTATATTTTCTGTTCTACTTGCAAGATCTTGTACAATAAATGGAACTTCAGTATATTTTAAAGTTAAACCTACACCATTTCTTGTAATATTGTTAGATTCGAAATCTTCAATCCAACGATAGTCAGAATTTGTTGGATTTGCTAAAGACGATTTTGTTTCAAAAATTAAAGAGACATTTCTTTCTGTTGATCTTGGTCTGCATTCTCCATTTTCTATATCAATATCAAATTTAGAATCACCAGTCAAATTATGAGATTCGTGATTTCTAAAAGTATCTACAAAAAATCCTGATTTAAATTTATCAAGTCCAGTGTTTGGATCTTTTATTGATAGATTTTTTGTATCAGTTTCAAGTAAAGAAAGAGTTGTATAATCTTCTAATGTTTTGATTCTTGTCTCAAGATTCCCAATATCATTCATCGTATACCTCTTATGAGGTATAGTTTTTATTGAACAATCATTAGTAGCATTAATCATATAAGGATTCATTGAAATTGTTGCAACTTCAAATCCTTCATTATTTGGAATAGGAAGTTTTGGATTTTCTGATGGTTCTCCTTTTTTTATTTCAAATAATCCATCTTTAGTTAGATATAATCTATCCAGTCTTCCAAGATAATACGAATAATCTACAACAATTGTTTCATTAGAAACAATTGTTTCAGAAGAAGATCCTGAAAAATTTCTACTTGAGAATGAAAATGGCGATAGTGTACTAGTTGTAGAATATGGTAAAACTTTTGGTCTAAAATCAATATAGTCGGATGCTCGTACACCCAATACTGATGGTATTTCTTTAGAATAATTTAATGAATTATAACTATTTACAGATTCAACTGTTCCAGATGATTCATTATTTTGATAATAATCAAAAATAATACTTAATTTTTTAGTTGGTTCTGCAATTCCAGAGTTTCTTATAATTCTTCCATAATCTGCATATTCTAATCTATACCCATCATCAAATTGATAATTTCTAATAATATTTCTATCACCAACTATTAAAATACTAATAGTTGCAACAATAGAAGAAGTTTTAAATGTTATTATTTCTTCAATTTCAAAAGTTTTTTCATTTTCATATACAAACCTTATTTGATTTGATCCATCAACATACACGACACGAGCAAGTGCCCCAGAAGAATTTCCAATAAGTTGTTCTCCTATCTTTACATTATTTACAAAACTGTCAGATTGAGATGAGACTGTCAATGCTGGTAAAGTTGGATTATTACTATCATTTGATTCAAAAACACCTAAAATTCTATAAATGTCTGGATAATTTAATGAAATTTCATCATCCTGTACTCTAGTTCCATATACTGAATTATAAGTAAGGCCATCATTAAAAGTAGTTGATCCAATTCCAGATCCACTATATTTTGATCTATTAATTATTAATTCATTGCATCTAACTAATGTTTTTTCTTTAGATGAAAGTGTTGTTCTCTTTACTGTGCAAGATAAAGTTGCGTTTCCAGTTCTAGAAAGACCAGAAATAGTCAATTCTCTTAAATTTGAACTAAACGATACTTGTGCGCTAGTTAAAACTTCCTTTTGTCCTGTTTCCCAAGTTAAAATATAATTATCTTCTTTGAATGGTTCAAAATAAATATTATTATCTCCAAGATCACTCAAATAAAAAGTATATGTAGATGCTGTAATATTTTTTAAAATTTGTTTTCTTGCAATATACGTAGAATCTAATAAATTAATTGAAGAAACATATCTATTTTGTATATCAATTGTATATCCAGGATTGGATGCATCCTCTAATGATGGAATTACAACATCAAAATCAGTAACAGTCAAATCCGACCCAGAAGAAGGAAGATTACCTTCACACACTCCAATGACTGTAGATACACCAACAACTGTTAACTTAGTTGCAGAAACATTTGATACTCTATTGTATGTAATTGTACTAAATCCTGGTCTAGAATATTGTACAATATCTCCAATTTTTACTAATGACCTAAAATCCGAAACACTTGGGCTTGTTACTGTACTAATCCCTGTCGTTCCCGGAGTAATTGTAAATTGACTTGTTTCTGTAAAAACTTTTGCTTTTTGTCCCAAAACCAAATCAGAAGCAAAAGTCGATACTCCAACTGCTCCATATACTGATTTAACATCAGTAAAGTTATAATCTACTATTGATGTTAAATTTCTACCTACATTAATTCCATTAACTATAATTGGTTCATTAATTGAAAAATTTCCTTTAGTATCATATATGGTTAAAGATGTTTCATTTGCAATTGAATTTTTCAAAAATCCAGTTGCACCACTATATTGACCTTTAATGTGCGAATCTGCTGATGCAGTGATACCAAGTCCAATTGTAACTGAAGTATATGTTTGAATATCAAAAAGTCTTAAATCGTATTCAGTGGTCGAAATACCAGAAACAAATCTTTGATTGAAATCATAAACTCTAGCGATGCCAATAGTTGTCGCTGATCCAATTGTGCGATTGCTATCCAATCTTTGATTTAACAAATTTATTGTATATGTTGTTGAAAATCCAATTTTTGGAGAACCATACACGTTATTTGTTCTGACTAAATTTCCAATTTTTATTGGTAAACTTACATTCTGTTTTGATTTCGTGGTTCTTGGTTTTACTAAATCTATGGATGATGTAGATAATTTATCAATATCATATCCTCTAACATATGCTTTTCCTGGAGAAACTTGCAAAACAAAAATATCATCAGATGGAGTATTTCCGTTTTGCGTTAATTGATTTTCATAATATACACCTCTATTGGAGATTCTGTCATTTAAAGATTCTCTAACGTCAATAGCAAATGGGGAAACGTAATAATCTCCAGACTCTTCAAATGTTCTTCTTGCTAATTCTTCTTTGAAAATATTTAATTCTGTTTTATTGACAAATTTTTGCAATATTCCTTGATTTACACGAATTAATTCTACAAAATTTTGATCATTTAAATCAGTTAATTCTTTTTTGTGTAAACTTGCACTGATTTTAAATCTATCAGCTCCAGGTGCTGATTCATTTGGAAATCCTTGAGCATTGTCAAAAAGATCTTGATTTTCACTTGATGCTGAGATAATTTGTTCATTAATTAATAAACCAATCCTATAACTAGGAGCATTGCTATATTGATCTAAAATTATTGTTTCTTTTTGAACTTTTACAAAATATCCTCTTATAAAATAAACTCCATCATTAATTGAAGCGGAAGATCCAATTTTAGTTGCATTTGAATTTATACACTTTGCAAATGAACTATTTGTTGAAATTTTAGTTAAAGAATAATTAATATCCGAAAGCGTAATTAAATTCTCACCATCAATAAAAGTTTTTACATTTGGATCTGTTCCCGAGGATTTATATTTTACATAAAGAGTATCAAATCCATCTATGGATTCTGTATCTGTAATTCTATTAACAACAGTTGCGGTTACACCAGAAGTTTCTCCTTTTATTTCAATTTCTTCGGACGATAATATACTTGTATATTCTTTTACTGGTATATTTAAAAAATATGGATCTATTCTGACGGCAAAATATCTATCATCATAAAAAGTTGCCCCTGGAATAACAACTGATCCCTCTTTAAAAAAATATTGACCAAATTTTTCAGTTTGATTTTGAAGAATTGATTGTAGAGTGTTTAATTCTCTGGATTGAATTGGAAATCCAGGTTTGAATAAAACTTTCTTGTAGTTTTTATTCTCATCAAAATCATCAAAATATGGAGAGATATTTAAATTAGTGTTTTGTGCCATTTCTTTAGAATTCTACTACAATTTTTAATTCTTCTTTTTGTGAAGCAGATCTCGTGATTGGAGCTCTGTTATCAATATAAATTATTTCACCATAATATTTTTTTATATCTGGATTTGAAATTCCAGATGAAAAAGTTTGTCCGAGTTGAATCACTTTTCCGCCAACTTGAATATTATCACCTCCAAATGATGTATCTACAATTAATGGAGATCCACTGACGGTGGAACAATTTATTGTTGTTCCAGAACCAACAAATGAATTCAACTTATATCCATATGTAGACAATGTTGAGAGACCAACTGGTTGATAGTATTTTAAAATACCAGTATTTCCATTCCAAGAAGCAACATATCCAACTGCAGTGGACCCAACTCCAACAGATTGTGTTATTAATGCATTTATTGGATATGATGTATCCGATGTATTACCAGCTCCCACTGGTTTTAATTTTAATGCACCAAGATTTGTTGCTGTGGAAGTATTTATTGGTTCTATTTGACTACCATAAACAACTGGATTTTTAATTATTCCAATTCTTGAAAAATTGTTTCCAATTACATAATCTGGGTCAGAGTCATATTTTGAATAGACCATAGCCCTGTATGCTCCAAGTTCTTTATAAATATTAAATCCATGACCACCAACTGGAGGAATAATTACTTCAAAAGAACCTCCAGAACCTCCTGTAATCTCTGGATTTCCTCCTAACCCAACACCAAAGTTTATAAATGCTTTGGTATAATTTGAACCACCATTTGTAACTTGTATTGTATCAATTTCTCCACTATTAATTGTTATTGTTACTGTTCCTCCAGTGCCATCTCCTAGTATTGGAATATCCGTAATAGTTCCAGTTGAACCTCCACCACCAGAAAGGGTATATCCAGATCCTCTATTTTTTATAATTGCCGTTTGTATTTTTCCATTCACTGCAGAATTTTTAATAGATTCTGTTGTTTGATCTCCCCAAAATTTTGGAACAGGAATATAATTTTCAGTTGTAAATTTTAAAATATCTGATGGTGAAATTGTATAAAGATACTTCCACAAATATCCATCATCTCCTGCTTGTTGTGGATTTGTGTCTACAAAATTTGGTTCATATAAAGATTTTTGTCCATTTAAATATTCTGGATTTGATCCATTATTTAAACAAATGTATACTTTATATTCGGAATTTAAGACATAAAAACTAGATTCATATAAAGTTTTTGCATTAGTTTGCGATGAAGGGTTGTCGATACTATAATTATTTTTATACATATCATATCTTACGCCAGATTCCCAATTAATTCTAGGAATAATTCTAGCAACATCATTGGATGTTATTCTTTTTAAAAATAACATACTATCAAAGTATAAATTTTCTTCTCTCAATGAATCTTTTGGTTCTGGTGGATCTGTTTGCCAATCAGAAGTACCATAATTTTCAATATTTGTATTTGTGGGATTTGGATGAGCCAAAAAACTATAATAATAATTTGTTGTAGTGCCAATTCCAGTAAAACTTTGAACAAAAGTTTCAGTGTTTAATATTCTAAACTGATCAGTAATTATGGCGGGCATTTTGTGTCTTTTTGACTATTTATACTTTAATTAATAAGTTAATCTTAATTGCAATAATCTAGAAACATGTGCTGATGTTTCAATTCCAGCAATTCCATTTTGATTGTAAAATTCAAATGATTTAGAATTTGAATTTCTAGATATATTGATTGTTCCCCAAGTATAGGTTCCGTAAGAATTAAGTTTGGGTAATAATGATGTGTTTATTCCAGAAATAGATTTTACGTTTGAATATACACGAAGGGAACTTGATCCAATTGAAGTAATATTACTTGCATAATAAACATTATCAATAAAGCTATTTCCAACAGAAACAATCGAAGATGAATTATCCTTTATTGAAGTGACTCCAGATCCAATTATTGTATTTTCAATAACAAAATAATCACCTGTTGAAATTCCTGGTTTAACTACATTTCCAGGAATATTTGGATCTGGAATTATATCAAAAATAATCATAGGAGATGATGTGCTTATTCCAGTAGCACTTGTGGCAATTCCAACAATAATTCCACAATCTCCGGAATATGTGACTTTTTTTATTTTTTCTGTCACTGCAGTAGTTCCCAAACCAACTATTTTAATATCATTTAAAGTTTGTGACAAATCATCTAAATTATTAAACAATGGATACGTATTTTTGACATAAATTTTAGAATCAGTCGATGCAACTGATGCAATAATATTTGTGCTTGGATATATTTGTGGTTCTAAATAATCTCTCTGTTTTGATATTTTAATTCCATCAATAATAATATCGGAAGACTGTTTTGACCAAACTACTGGTCTCAAGAATGTGGAAGATGTGACTATTCCTATGCCACCATAAGTTTGTGTTTCTACGCTATCTGATGCAATTAATTCATAAATGATTCTTTCGTCTTGAGATGGAACGTTATTTTGTTTTTGTAATCTCAATCTATCTCCTGGTTTTATTGACTGATTTACATTAATAATTAAATAATCTTCAGTTGACCCAACATAAAAATAAATTTTTAATTTACTTCCAGATTTTGGTGCTTCTTGGAATGTAAGTCTAGTTCCACCGTTAAAAATGTAATCTATTTCTGGTTTTTGTAATACATCATTTAAGAAAATAAGTAAATTATTTTTCAAAATAATTCCAGAATCTTTTTGTGCATTTATACTATAATATTCTTTAGTGACTATAGTTCTTGTTAATAAAAATGACTTTCTAAATCCATTGAATAAATTGCTAAAATCATCAAGTTCTAATAATTGACCAAAAGTCCAACCAGAGAATTTACTTTGATATCTATTCTTTACTGTAACTTTAAATGCAGAAGTTCCAATTCCAGTTCTAAATGGTATTCCAGAAAGAGTTAACACATCACCTACATTGTATCTATAACCACGATTCTGTAGATCAAATGAAATTATACTTCCTCCCGTACCAACTACTACATTCATTTTTGCTCCATTGCCATTACCACCAATTAATGATAGATTTTTGTATGGATATGGTTCATCTATAGTAACTGTAGGTGGGCTGGAAGATGTATATCCACTTCCTGGATTTATTATTGTAAATGAAGTCACAATTCCATTTGTTATTGATGAAATAATTGATGCCCCAATTCCAACTCCAAGTGTATCTGCAATAGAAACTCTAGGTGTGGCAGTATAACCAGATCCTCCAGTTGATAATCCAATTGATTGAATTGTTCCGCCAGCAGAAACAGTTACATACGCAGATGCCCTATATGGTGATTGATATCCACTCCCGTTTGTTATATCAAATTCATTAATTACTCCACCTCTTGGTAAATCTCTATAATCAGATCCAGTAAAATTAATTGTTTGTCCAGTACCAACAATTTGGTAATCTGACTCCAAAATAGATCCAACATCCCCGTAAAATGGTCTTTGGAAAATATTATTGACCAAAACAATTCCAAAACTGGTTTGTATTCCAGATAAAGTTGTTCCGTTTGTTGTTAAATTAAATTTGTTTTGAATACTATCAAAGGATTCTGAAATATCATCAATTATGTAATTTGTACCATAATTTAAACGATAAAATACTCTTCCAGAAAAAGATGATTTTGACGTTAATGATCCAATTCCTGTTGGACCATAAGGAGCATCAGAAAAATAAATTTTACCGTCATTTATAGTATAATCACCAGACAGTACAGTAACTGCTGCACCAACAGTATGTGCGGATGCAACAGATCCCATATAACTTCTAATAACATTGAGAGAATTGGTTGATCCGACACCAACTAAATTGACTTTAATAATTTCATTTTCTATTTTTAATAATGATTTTCCTTGAATCTTTGAAATATCATTCAAATAAATTGTTGTTGTGGTCAATCCAACTTGAGTAGACAATCCTACTGATATATTTTTTTTAGATAATGGACTTTGAATTATATTATCAATAGTAATTAAACATCTACTTGAGGCCAAATTTGATTCAACTGAAAGACTGTGTTGTGTTCCAATGCCGGAAGAAGTAAATGTTATTGCTATTCCAGAAGATGCTTGAGTTGATCCTACTGCCAGTTTAATCGTATCTTTGGATATTTTGATAGCATATACATTAGATGGCAATATAGTTGTTGTCCCAACACCAACTATTGTTGTCGTTACAATTCCAATTGGTGTTCCTCCATTTGAAGAATACTTCAATATTTCGCCAGTATTAAATTCATGATCAGGAATTGTTATCAATGACGAAGATGTTATTATTCCAGAAGAATTGAATTGTTTGTATAATAGTGTATTTCCATTATTATACAAAGTAAATGAAGTCAGACCAACAATTTGACCACCAATAGTAGTTGTTATTCCCGTAAATTGTGAACTAATATCATCAATTTCTAAAACTTTATTTGTTCTTGATTCATTGTAGTCTGTAATAATTTTGGAATCAAATTTAATTATATTTGACAAAGATTGATTGCTGGTATCTTCAGAAGCAAGATCATAGTACAATCTATCATTTACTGAAGATGAACTTGATATTTCAACATTTAAATCAATTTGCGAATCAGTTGATTTCACAGAAGATGTTTTTCCAATTCCATTTAGTATTTCTAAATTAGAAAAGTTTTTAAATCCAGAGGTATGAGTTAAACTGTTAACTGGTTCTTTCCACACATCATATTCAACTTCTCCTTTTATAGAATATGAAAATCTTTGATAATAATCACTATCTTGAATTCTTTGATTGTCAAAATTTAATTTTCCTTTATCTGTATTCCAATCTTTATCTTTTTTGACAGTTGAATTGACATTTAAATCAAAATCAAATGAATATGTAGAGTCAATACTTGATTTATAATTTCCTATAGACCCTTTTATTTGATTGTTTTCCTCAAATTTTCCATCGATATTAATAACTTTTAAAGTTTGTGCTTCTGAATCCCAACCATTTTTGGAAACATATGCGGTTGTATTATTATTAATTTGAGTTATCTTTTCGCCTTCTAGAAAATTAATTTTTTCAAATTCTACATTAAATGAACATAAATCATCTACTTTTATGACCCTACCAAAAGTTTTTGTTGAATCGAATAATCCACCAGTATTACCAAGACCAGAAATTGAATATCTAACATATTCCGAACCAGAAATTGTATTGATTTCAGTAACTGTAAAATACTTATAATCATAATCACTCGAATTATAACCATCCGATGAATCAGTTATTAAAACGTTTTCAACAAAAATTTTATCTCCTATATCAAATGGAAATTCGACAAATCCTAAAAGTGGTGCTTTTAGATATAAAGTATTAATTTTAAAATTTGATGTCGCATTAATAATACCAACTCCATTTGAATTATTGATTGGTAAAATTCTAATGTCATTCGATAATCCACTGTCATTTGAAATAATTTCTATTTTTGATACAGAACTTCCTTGTATAGAAGTTCTAGTTAAAATTGATGAGTTTCCAATAGCAATTACATTTGGTGGAGAAGTATAATTTTTACCACCAGTAGAAATTCCAATTGTTTTTAATTTATATACATCTTTTAATTTTAAAATAGTATATACATCTGCTTTTGGTGTTAATGTTTTATTATTTGAAAATTCAAGACCTTGATTTATAACTTTAATATCTTTTATATTTCCAATATCATTTGATTCAACTGAAAGAATACCATCAGATCCTTCAATTGATCTTATAGAGGAAATTTGAGGTATTCTTTCTAAATTTAATTTAGAGTCAATTTTTTTTATTGAAAATATTTTTCCTTTTGCATTTTGAGAATTTGTAAAATAATAAGCAGTTGAAATCCCAGTTTGATTGTATAATGTTGTTTCTGCTGTTCCAACTAAAGTAAAATTAAATGAAGTTGTACCAACTCCAGAAACAACATGAGATCCATTGTATATGGATTGTTTTACTTCTATTAATGAATAATTTTGAACATCGGTATTTGCTGATGAAGGATAAGTATCAGTAAACTTTATATCTTTTCCTTCAATTCTATAAAAGAATTGTTTTTCAATAGAATCATCAATAAAAAAGTTTATTATTGATGAAGGATTTGAATTTCCAATTACTCCATATTTTCTTATTAAAGTTGAATTATATTCTGATTTAAATTCATTATCATAATAAAATTTAATATCATATCCAGACAAGCTAGTATCTGATACTGCTATAGAAACATTGTTCCCTTTGTAAAAAGTTAACTTTGGATTAATTAATGATAAATTGTGAGTTCCTGAACCATATGAAGAAATCCCAATATATTCATAATCTAGTTTTGTGGCATTATAAGAATTTGATGCCAATTTAAAAGATGAATTTGATATTTTTATTACGTAGTAAATCCCATTATTCACAAATGGTGTGATTGGATTTTCTGCAGTGTATACTACTACATCTCCAGTTTTATAGTTATGGTTATTGATTGTTATTGTAGAATCTGCAGTTCCAACACCAACTGCTGTCGATGCAAATGAAACAGGATTGACGACTAATTTTTTTATAGCATCATTAAATTTAAAATTAAAATATTGATTTGATTTTGGTAATATATTTAAATTTATATTATCACCTTTCATCAAATCAATTGAATCCTCAACAGTTACTGTGACATTTACTTTTTTACAATTTCCTGTTACTTGATTTTTGATAGATTCAAATTTATGATTTGAACCCGTATATGAAACAAAATAAACATAAGAAGTAGTAAATCCAACTTTTTCTGTGGAAATTCCAATATATTCATCACTGATTTTAACACAATATAAATTTTGAAAATCATTCAATGTAAATGTTGGAGTAAGAGAACTATTTTTTGATGCAATTATTGTTGAACCTATAGAAGTGTAAGAAATTAAATCTCCAGTATTAAATTTGTGATCTGGTAAATATATTGATTTTGGTGGAATAGATTTTACAATATTATTACTTCCAGATGTTGCTACGATAACATTAGTATAACTGTTGCCAATTCCAATAGAAGTATTTGGATTAAAATAATACGAATAATTAGTTTGAATATTTGATTGTATTTGTGAATTATTATTAAATGTAAATGATTTTGGTAATAAACGAACTATGCTTGTTGCTGTGTGTGCTGATCCTACGGTATTATTATATGCCCTTTGAACTCTATATCTGTTATTATAATTGTCAAGATTTAAAATTAATAATTGCTCAGAATCAATTTGTATGATACTATTAGGGATAAAATTGCCATTTGAAGTTGGATCTGAAATTGAGATAAATGTAGTAATTCCCGTAGTGCTTGTGTCTCCAATGGAAACAGACAATGATGAAACTACTGCTGAAACTTCAATTGTTTTTAATCCTTCTATGTTTTTGTATAGTGCTGATGAAATTCCAGAAATTTCAACAATGTCTCCATTTACAAAATTGTGAGGAACTGTGCTGAATGCAGTAACTTTTTTATCTAAAAATGAAAAAACAAGATTTTCATTTATAATTTCTGAAGATGCAATTGATATAATATTTTTTCCTAAAACTTCTTTTACATTGTAATTAATATTTGAATCATTTGAAAATATTACTTTGTCTCCAACTTTGTAATTAGTGCCACCATCTTTAACACTAATTGTTGAAATTCCAGATTTTTTTGTAAGAATTACTTGTAAATCAACATTGGAATTAAAATTATCATCAAAGAAAGGATATTTTTTATATTTCTCTGATATTCCTTGTGGCGTAATATTCCTCTTATACTCTCCTGTATTTAAATATGAATCTGATTGAGTTTTCAATACATCATAATTGAATAAGTCAGTTGCATTATGATGTTTAAACGTTATATATGGGAATTCTGGATTTTTATCTACATCTAAAGTTGAAAAATAAGCATATGATCCATTTGGAAAATCAGAATTAACAATAAATCTTCCGTTATATTCATCAAGATCCCCACTATCATCAAAATTGTAATCTTCAATAAAATATCCAGATGGATATGATGGTCTCAATGAATTATCATTAATTGGATCCAATGTGTATCCAGAAACAATCCTCTTTAATCCACCAGTTCCAGAAGAATCTGCAATACTCTTTGAATTTCCATACGGTCCATAAATTGGATTGCCATCATATGCCCAACCAATAATTGGAGAATGAGAATTAAGTTCATCCAACTCCTCAAAGGTATTTTGATCTAAATTGTCATTTAAAATTTTACGAATTTCTTTTGTTGCATAATATGAACCTATTTTTTTTTGTTTAAATCTTGCTTCGGATGGAATTTGTAAAGTTCCTTTAAATTGTTCTGTTTCTAAAACATTTTTATGTCTTTCTACTGCATTTATTGACCATTTTTGAATTTCGGCATTCAAAAATGCACCAGATCCACAAGGAGTTACTTTTATTGTGGTATTATTTTTATCGTATCCTTTTCCACCATTTATAATATCAACTGATGTCAGTTCACCATTAGAAATGTTTGCTTTTAATTTTGCATATTTTCCAGAACCAATTATTTCTAAAATTGGTGGAGTTGTATATTCGGATCCTCTGTTTATGATATAAACGTTTGAAATTTCTCCACTATCATTTACAATTGCTTGAATTGAAGCATTTTTTCCAGTCTGAAGATTTATTTCTGGTCTTCTTATTAAGTTTATGATATTTGTAACACCATAACCAACACCACCTTTTCTTAAAAATACATTTTCAACTTTACCTCGTACAATAGCATATGCAGTTGCAGTATAATATGATGGAACTGTTGTTGATGAAATTCCAGTATTTCCAAAAATAGATACAGTTATTGGTGGATAATTAAATGTATGTGTACCTACTCCAATATTAGTTAAATTTGTATAAATTTTGTTATCGTAATCTGTAGTGCTTATGCTTGAAGCAGTTCCAGCATAACTCAGTTTAAATTTATTTTCATCTATTATTGTGACTTTATAATAATTTGAAGTTGATAATCCAGATATTGCAGTACCATCAACAGAATATGTTAATAAGTCACCATTTTTATAATTATGGTTTACTGCAAAAATGTAATCATCATATGTGTTTATGCCAACAAAAATTTTAAATATATCTTTTTTCTCTAACGGTGGATATGCAACAGAATCAACTATTACTTTTTTATTTGAGTATGAACTTCCTGGATTTTGAATTGAAATCCTATCAATAATATTTTTAAATTTAGAAGACTTAAAGGTGTGTGTTTGATTTCCAAAAGATAAAAAATCTATAAGATTTGTTTTTGTTAGAGCATTTTCTTTTGATGCAGCAATAGAAAATGAAGTTTCATTAATTTTTGAAATATAATAAAATGTATTATTTGTTAAACGAGATGTTGCAAATCCAACATTTGTACTTCCAATTCCAATTGGAAGACCAGAAGAAATATAAATTACTTCTTCGCCATCAGCAAATTTGTGATCATCATCTAAATTAATTGAATTTGAAATTAAATTAACTTTTAGATCAGAGAAAGACACATAATGTTGATATGAAGTCATTTTTGCTTCAGCAACACAACCAGACCCATTGCCACCTGAAATTTTTACTATCGGTAAATCAATATAATCAAATCCAGGATTTTCTAAAATTATTTCTTCAATACTTCCAGATAACTGTGAATATGCTTCTGCTCCAGAACCTAATGAATCTAAAATTGAAATAGTTGCAGGATTTATCACATCATAATTTGATCCACTTTCCAAAACATTGATTTTTTGCAATTGTCCATAAAATACAGAATCATTTGAAATCGGAGAATATAATTCTACACCATTCAAAGAAATTCCAATTGGACCATTCAATGGTAAATTTTTTGTATTTTTTTCTGGATTCTTTAAAATTCTTTTAAAGTTATCTTGGTTTTTTAAATTATTGCCATAAAGATCTGCTGGTGTGATTGTATTTGTATTATTTCCAGTTCCATTAAAATTTAAAAAATTATTTGAATGAATGTTTAATCTACTTAAAGATAATTGAATTGAATTCTCATTCAATCTATTTACATAATAATAACCAGATGATATTCCAGATATGTCCGAAGATGCCTCTAGATAAATTTTATCACCAGTAATAAATCCATGAGAATTAATATTAATTATACCTGAAGATGCAGAGATTGAATTAAATATTTTAGATCTATCGGTTGTTTCTAATGATCTGTATGATGGATAACCAGAAAATGCAATATAAGTATTTTTATCTTTGTCGATAAATGAATTTTGAATATCTGCAAGAAGATTATTTAAATTTAAATTACTTGAAACGAATTTTAAATTTTTCTTAACATAATATTCGGTATTATCATTTAAAGATCCTGTTGCAATTTGAAATTCAGTAGAACTCAATACAAGAGAAACTTCAGAAGAATTTACTGTTATTGAATTTGTTAATTTGTTTATAATATCTACATTATCTCCTTTGTGTAGAAAATGTGGAGATTTTGTTATTATTGTATTTGTTGCTGCATTTACAGATTGGGTTTCTATATATGAAATATTATTATGAAACCAAGTAGAAAACTTCATATCATCTAATGATGTTTTCTCGCCAATATATTTTAATTTAATTTGATCTCCAGGAAGAAAATATTTTGTATTTTCTACTCCTGTAGAAAGATTTGAAATCGCACCAACAACCCTCATTTTGCATATTGAGTTTATATCGTTATTTTCATATCCATAAACAAAATTATCATCTATAATAGGTGTATTTTCATTTAATGAGGTTGTAAGCCCAATACAACCAAAAAATTGATTATGAGATTTTGATGTATATTCAGTTTGAATATACACATTACTTGCCTCATCCAAATAATAAAAATTCCCAACATCTTTGAATCCAATAGTAGAATCTACAGTAACAACATCAGAAGATGGTGTATTTCCAATTACTTTGGTCTTAGTGCTAATTAAAAAATTTCCATTAATGGTAGATTTTGGAAAACTAATTTTATAATATTTTCTATTTCCCAAATAAACATCTTCCACATTTGATATTGTTCCATTTGCGGCAGGAGAATCAAAAGAATTTTGATATAAGGTAGTTTCTTTAAGATTGGATGGATTTCCATTTAAAGATTCTACTATAATTTCATCAACACTTACCCATTCTGCTTCTGATGGAGATATTGTATTGTCAAATGGTTTTATAATTTGAACATTTTTTCCAAATAAAATTTTAAATAAGATTTTAATAGCACTATCAGTTCCTTTTGAACTATAAAAATCTTTTGCTCTGGTTAAAATATTTTCAACGGATATACCAGGAGTAAAAGTTCTATTTTCAAATCCAGGCAAAAATTGATATTTGTATTTTTTAAAAAATTCTTGTAAAAATATAGAACTTAAATTACTAACTAATGATCCAGATGAATGCTCTTCTGCATCAGTTGAACTGAAGGTTAAAAATTGTGGATTACCTTCAGTTTCAATTTGAGAAATACCACTAAAACCACGAATACAACCAATAAAAGAATTTGTTGTAATTCCAGTATAAGTTATAATTTCATTATCAATCTGTAATAATCCATATTTTGAAGGAAATCCAATAGTTGTATTTACATTAATCGTATCATCGAATGCTAATATGTCAGAAGTTAAATTTATAGAAATTGTAGACAATCCAACATTTCTGTAAGTATCAATTTGTTTATATGAAGGAATATTTTCTGCTAGATCTACAATAGAATATTCAAATTCTTGAGAAATATAATATTGATTTAAAAATTCTCTAAATAAAGGATTTTCTTCATTTAGAAATTCTGGAATTTGATTTTCAACAATATTTGAAATTTTAACTTTTTTTTCTAACATCTTTATCTTGTATACTTTTTATTACTTGTGAAACTAGAAGGTGGAACGTAAGAGTTTCCAGATTTATTAGATCCAGAAGATATTGGATCTTCTATAAGATTTAGTGAACTATTGCTTGTAGTATCTAGGACAATATAAAGATTCTCTTTTGCAATAATATCATTAGAATCTGGAACAACTTCGATTTCAATTCCAACAGAAGATTTTGTAGATGTAATAGTTACTGGATATAATATAATTTCTCCTTTTTCATAATTTACTACTCCTGCATTATTATTGATAAAATTTGGAGATCCATCAATCAAGGTAAAAAATCTAATTTTTCCTTTTTTTCCTGTAGAATCATCTGGAAGATCAGTTAAATATATATCGCCATCCACTCCACTTATTTTAAACGATGTTGAACGAATATTAAATCCATAAACATCTGCATGAAATTTGTTCACAAAACATAATTCGTAGTTAGCAAGTATATTATATGCAGGAGAAAGATTCCTTCTCATTTTTAAAAGAGTAATATTTGACGTTATGCCCTTATCTACATTATCAATTAATGAAATCAACTTACTATATTTAATTCTTCCACCAAAAGAATTGATATCGGAAGATTTTGAATACGAATTTATTGTCGATTGAATTTTTGTATAAAGATTTTCTTTATTTGGTACAAAACTTGGGTCATATGATACTGTCGAATCATATTCTATATACAAATATTTCAAATCAATAAATTCTTGCTTAATTCCTGCTACTGTATATTTCTTTAAATCATTTTTAATTGAATTTTTTGTAACATCAGAAAGAGTCTCACCATTTTTTGGTTTAATTGTAATATAAACTTTGCCATATTGTGGAGGATCAAGTTCTTCCCCACCATAGGCGCTTGCCGAATCTACATTTGAATATAAAAATGGAATTAAACTTGTATAATCATTGGACGTAACTGCCCTGTATTGCGATGCATAGACCCTTGGAGCAAGATATTTGATCGTATCTATAGATTCAATGCCATCTCCGTTTTCAGACGGTTGTAGAGTGGTAAGAAGAGATATTCCAGAGGTGACTGGTTTATCAATTCCGTTCTCCACATAAGATAAATTGCCAGAAAATGTGAAATTTGCACCACCATTGCCATCAATTCCGTTCGTTACAATGTATGATACACTAATTGTACTACCATTTTCTGGATTTTTGCCAAAAATGTTGTCCCCAAACAAAATTTGATACTTTTCGTCATCAATTTCTTGAATTAAAAAGATTTTTGAGGTTGATTCTACTGTAAAAATATTTTTATAGAGTTCATATTTTTCTGTTGTGGTGCCAGTAACAGAAACTCTAACTGTTGAGGTGTCAATATTTGCATTTGGTAAGATATATTTTGTATTTGCTTGCGAATTGTCTACATTAAACGTCTTTTTTAAAAATGTTCCTTCATAAATCTCAATATTATCAAATGATGCAACTCCACTACTATCTGGAGTAACAGAAATATCTTCTGGAATTGAAAAAATATAATTTCCTCCCTGAACTGACCCCAAAGCAACTACACCAGCATTCAATTTTACTAATCTTGTATTAATGTTACTGACATCTACGCTAAAACTAATCTTTGCTTTTGAAGATTTAACAGATCTTGGAACATAACCAATATTTCTTGCTAAAGAAACTACATTTTCTCTTAATGTAGAGCTATCAATGAATGACTCATTGATAGCCATATTAGTATTATATGATGTAATGTAACTATTATACGCAAGAAGATCAATTAAAACTGAAAAATTGGATCCCTCAAAGTCAAAATCAGTAAAATTAGGATTTGCTCTCAGATAATCTTTAATCTGAGTTCGCAAATCGTTGAAATCTAAATTTGTAAACTGATTGAATGACATTATACTCTTGTTGGTTGTAAGATGAATTCTATATTTTGTGTCGGAAATGGTAATCCAACAATATCATAAGAAACATTAATGTTTAAATCATTTGTGTCTGCTGGTTCATCAACAAAAACAGTTCTTAATTTGATTCTAGGTTCGAAATTATTCAATAATGATGTAATTTCTTCTTGTAAAAATGAACCTATGCCTGAATTTTGCAATTCAAACATTGAATTTTCTACAGATGTACCCAACAAATCATTAAAAAATCTCTCACCGAGACGAGTTCTGACCAAATTTATAACAGATTTTTTAATTGCATCCTCATTTTTAAGTGCAATCACATCATTCGTAACTGGATGCCTCGCAAAAGACAAACTAATGTCCTTAAAACTACGAGAAATTGTTACTGCCATTCATCTTTTTATGCTTTAATATATCTATAATACTTTTTTACCAATTTTTTCCGTAGTTTGGTTCAGTTCCATATTCCCAATCATCATAATCTTCATCATTTCTTATTTTTTCATGAAGATCAGTTTGTTTCTTAAGGTCATGATGTGGTGCCAAGTCGTGCATAATCTCTTGGAGAACCTTTTTTTTCGGTTCGGGAGTGTAATCAGTCACTAAATGTGTTGTTCCCCACATTTTATACATGTAATTTTGATCTCTATCTGTGTTTTTGTACATACATTTCCTAATTCTAAGGTGAATTAGAACTTTTTACGGGGTTTCTATCCCGATTTTGTACATATAATCGTCGGAGGTTTCGATTTTTCTCTTATTTTCCACTGAGTATTCATTCATATCTATAAGATATCCAGGATTTTGTGTAATCCTATTATGAATCCAGGCATCGTCGTACCATAAGATCTTATTATTTGGATATGCATAGAAATTTCCATCATCCATTTTAAAGAAATGAGCGCATTTGTGCTCCGGGGTTTCACTAAAATTGGTATTCAAAGTCGATTTTGATTCCCAAGACCAATCCATAGTGAACATGTAGGTGCCTTCTTTCTTTTCACCCTTATAATTGATTAGTTCTGCTCTTAGTCCAGCAAGTCTTGAGCGAATTTGAACATCAATATAAGGTGAGAAGCAATCCCACCACATGCATTCTTCTAATTTTGGTACAGGTGCATCTGGTTTCCAGCAAAATGCATGAATAGGTCTTCTTGTCCAGTTCACACCATTCTCCAGAAATGCCTCAAATAAAGGAACTCTTTTCTCAAGGGATGCTACGGAGTGAACATCACATAAAGTGACCTCACCGTGACCGCTTTGGTGATTGTGTAAGAACTCATTACGAATGTAACAAGTAAAAGTTGGAAGATTGTGATTTAAGTATGCCATAGTATTTGTATTAAAAAAGCATGTAAATTAATACATGCTCACTTGAATATTATTTACCTTGACCCCTATAACGCTTACGGGCAACATTACGACTTGTTGCACTATATTTAGTATTTTTTCCATCACCTTGTCGAGTATTTTTTGGAGTACTCTCAATCTTCATTTCTTTCTTTGATACTGCCATTTTAAATTTTCTCCAATTTGGTTTAAAAGACGGATTTTTACACGGATTTTGTAGTTTATATAAATCACAAAAAACCCTATAAGACTGTTAAAATCTTATAGGGTTATTATATCATATAATGACTGAAAACGTCAAGAAGGAACTTAGAGTCCAGACTCAGATAATTCTAGTCTTTTCATGACCAACTCGAATTCTTGGATCACACCAAATCTCATAACCTGCTTCTTTTGCATCTAAACAGAATGAGACATCCTCGCCACACATGTCCTGCACTTCACCACTCTCAAATTGTTGCATCTTCGGAGCAAACCAAGGATATTCTAGATTTTCAAATACACCCTTCTTGATTAGAACCCAACCAAATCCTGTGTAATCTACTGTAAACGGTTTGCGACGTTTGCTCATGGTTTCAATTGTTTCATGATTCATAACACCACCATTGCTTCTAAAATCTTCTTCTTCCAACCAATGAGCAACTGAGGTGGTCATACCATCTTCGGTACAATACCAACCTGCTGCAATGTCTTTATCCATTGCAACAAGACGATAGAATTTTTCAGTGTCAAATACAATATCACTATCAATCCATAGTTGATAATCATAATTCAGTTTCCCATCCCAAGGAACTTGCTTTGGTCCTCTGAGAACATTTGCTCCTAAACACTTACATCTCGCAAAATTAACCATACTTGAATAATCTTGTGAAATCTGAATACTTGCTCCGCTCTGTACTAAATCAAAACATAGCTGAACAAAGTTCTTCAAATACGTATAAGATACTCCTCGTCCTGGCAAACAAAATACCACAGACTTTCCACGAATCATTTCTTTTGCTGCATCTAAATTAAATTCATCAGAAGATGATACTTTAGGTGCTACTGTTTTAACTGTAAATCCTTTAGCCATAAATTTTTTTCACTATACATTTGATATTATACCATTACAATTTACTCATTGCAAGGTACTTCGTTATTATTTAGAGATACTGTGATATCTTCGTTTCCTCCCCCACTCGTCCATACAAGTCCTCTGACCAATTTCAGTTTTTCCTGTAAGTCTTTCTGGGGAATTTCCTCGATTATATTCACACCCCGAACTGAAATATTATAAGTATTCATCTTCTTCTATCTTTCGAAATAAATCTTCAACATCTTTTCTTAAACTATCATTGATTACTAACATCTTATCAACATCTAAACGATATTGAATCGTCTCCAATAATACATCTTTCTCATAATCGTCAAATTCAAATTTCATAACCCTTACGCATTTTTACTCTTTTGTTTTTATATAGCATTTTAACCTTTTTGAATAAAAATTTTTCCGGAAATTTTTTTATTTTATTCTCAATCTCTCGAACGTTTTCAAAGGTTTGTAGGTTAGGGTAGTTTGCTTTTTTAGCTTTAGGGGGGGGGCATCGGTTAGGTATAAGAATACAACAACACAAAATATAACTGTCAAAACAGTGCTGTTTTATTATAATAAACGAACAATGACGAATACTTTATATTCATTACTGTGTTATAAAAATAATAAACTATATGGGGGGTGTCCTTATAACGAAGAGCACGATATAAGTGCTTATACAACACTGTCAGATTCAAATAATAAACTGTATGGGGGGTGTGGATAAAGACGAAGTGCTTCTAAAGTATAAGACAGTGAGACTACAAGTGAGTACACAGAACTATATACAACGAATAGTATAGCACAGGACGAACCGAATAGCAAACTGTATGGGAGGTGTCTAATAACGATACTGTTATATTATTATACTATAAGACAATTATATGTTTATACTATGAGTACAACGAAGTGTTATGACGAACTGTTATGTATAACGAAGTCTTATGACGAAGTTCTATGAATAACGAACTGTTTTCCACAGGATATAACGAACTCTGTGGAATATAACGAATAGTTTTCCACAAGTTTTCCACAGGTTTTGAATAGTTTTCCACAGGGCAATTCTTATAAACCCTTGCAAACACTACAAATTATTATAAACCTGTGGAAAACTATTCTGTGAAAATCATTACTTTCCCCTATAGGAAATGAATGAAACCTGTGGAAAACTATTTTTCCACAGGCACGAGACTTATAAGAATTGTCGAGATTCTGTCAATATGTGTTGTGCCAGTCCTAGGAGTGTCTGTGTGCCCTTGACTTTTTATGGGGTTTATGGTATAATGCGGGCTTAGACAACAAGAACTAGAGGGGTTTAGAGAAGCATAAGAACAAGAACTAGAGGCATTTATAAGTGTCTAGACAGGTTATAAGAACCTTTATATAACACTATCATTATAACACAACAAAACACTCAACTATGTTTTTTAATACATTTAATTTAATTATCAATTAAAACATTCTTACATATCAAATGATAATTATCTCTTATGCTTGAGTGTTAATCTCTTCCATCTGATCTTCATTGATTCAATGTAATCAGTTGTGATTGAATATCTTCAATCTCATTCACATCATCATACTCTGCTAAATCTACTGGATGAAACTCATTCAAATTGATTGTATTATCAGTATAGATCGGAGCATAGAATAGTTCATACTCTTCACCTAACTTATAAACACAACCGTGATCTTCTTTGTGTAGGATAATCATTTCAGTTTTGTTGGCAGAGTTTAATAGCATCAGTAATCGAAGTAGTCAAATACTTACAATCACCATTGGTGTTACATACGGCATAAACTTTTTGTTGAGTGTTAATGTCGTAAGTGAAACGGATAGTCATTAGATCAGTTAATGAATTGATAAAAATCAGGCACCGAGAGAATTAAACTCGTGACAGTGCGTCAGTTTTTTGCTTCGGATTCTGTGTTTGTTTAATCCAGGTGGAAGTTCTGCGAGAATAAACTTGTGAAGGAAGTTTAGATTTGCCCTGAACTTCATTGATGAGTTCAATGAAGTGAATAAAGAATTGCCTCTCCATTCGTTGCTCGGTGGTCATTGCTTGACTCTGAACTTCGTTCATCATAGCACGGATCTGGGGGTTTGTCAAGGGGTCTACGGTTCTTCTACCTATCAGCATCCCTGATGGGTATAGAAACTCAGAATGATATAACTTTTACCTTGGAACTAGGAAAGAGTTCTTTATGACGTTTGAGTGCAGTTCCAGGTGAAGTGTTCCGATACGATTCTAAACTATTCCATTCAATCACATTTGCATTCTCACCATTTTCAACAGAAACAGTAAGAAATTGATTCCAGGTTTGAGTCATTTGTTTCTCGTGATTTAGAGTTGAGATAGTACCCACATCATCGCAGATACTTCTTCTTTAGTATTCCATCCAGAAACGTCCTCAGTAAGATTACCATTGGGACGGAAGATGCCAACCTCATAGGTATTCTCATTGATGTTACCATACAATCCACAATTCGGTGGACCAGCAACTACGGAAATCTCCCAACCATTCTCAAACTTATACCTTGCACCAATCGCACCAGGAATACCATTCAGATGCGGTTGAAATTGAAGAAGATCAAACATTTGGAGTTCCTTTGTGTCTCTGTATTATAGGGCATCCAGTGCCCCGTTGGGGAGTGTAGTGTGCCACCACTACAAGTGGCACACCGTATCATTGGACTTAGATAGTCTGATGCGACAGTGCATACTTCACAATCTCAGTGCGATTGTTCTTATACTCAAGAATCAATTTGATGATTTGATTCATGTCATCATCAGATACTTCACATTCATTCTCTGTTTTTGCAATGATTCTGAAGATTTGTTCAATCTCAAAATCATCTGGAAACAGAATATTGCGGTGATTATCAATCTCAATAAAATAATCGACTGCATAAGCAGAAAGTTTCATTGGAATGTCGGAAGAAAGCATACCCAATGTCGCAAGACGTTCGGCAGCACCAACAATCCACATCACTTTCATTTCAGGAACAGTCAGGTACATTTTCATTGTGTTGGAGAAA